TGGCCGTACAGGTCTATCAAACTCATCAGGTGGTGCAGGTGGCTTAGCTAACGGCCCATCATACGCAGGCAATGGTTATAGCGGTGCGGCTGGTACATCAAGCGGTGCAGGCGGCGGCGGCACAAGTAAACCTTCTGGACAGGCAGGATCAGGTGGATCAGGTGGTAACTGGGGTGCTGGTGGCGCTTCTGGTGGTACATCTAGCGGATCTAGCGCAGGCGGCCCATTTGCAGGCGGCGCAGGCGGCTATGCTGTATCAGGAAACTCTAACATTACATGGACTGCAACAGGAACTAGGAACGGAACTATTGCTTAATGAAAGAGTATTGCATTAAGTACAGGGTTGTATCCGTAGAGGATGCAACTCTTCTTATTGAATACAGTTGTGATGGTCATGATCAAACGCTTGTGTCGATCCGCAAACCATATGCAAACGAGACTCTACATGATGTTGTGCAGGAGTATTCTCCTGCATACCACTGGAATAACTCAACTGCGGAATTCTTGGATGTAACAGACGGCATTTCTGGCGACTTCAATCATACAGTTGCCACTCCTTGGATTGACCATGAAGCTGGAATGTCATATGAAGATGTCCTTGCATATAGAAAGAAGTATGCGAGAGAAGATCTAAGGCAACTTATTGATAGGCAGGTGGCATCATCTCCTATCGTGGTTGATGGTCATCAAGTACCAACAGGAACACAGGATTTCGCAAATATAGCCATATATAGCGCAATTGCGAGCAAAGATGCGTCATTCACTGCATTATTAAGAGATATGGATGGATCATATTTCTATGCTGATGCAGATATGATTCATGCTATAGCAAAGGAAATGGCAGATAGCGTAAAAGATCACATAGAAAAAGAAAAAGTAATAGCGGCTCGAATAGAAGCTGAGACTGACAAAGATAAGCTAAAAGATCATCTAGATGTCTAAATACGTTAGCAGTATCGATATAGATAACGCAGATATATCAAGCATTCTTGATAGCGAGCTGTCGCACGTTAACAGTATATTCACTCCAAATCACACTGGATCTGACCCCATAGCACTGATCGGAAGTCTAGACGATAGCTACGACATTAAAGGCCATAATGGCAACGTTATAGCCTTAAATCGTGAGCCACAGATAGATAAGATCCGGCAGATTCTTGGGTGCAGAAGGGTTACAAACTCTATCTTGTATCCTGAGAATGGCTATATGGGTTGGCATACGAACAGTAATGCAAAAGGTGATCGTATATACATCATCTACAACTACGGAATGTCTGTATTTGCTTATGTTGATCCAGATACCAAAGAAACTGTATTTGAGATAGAGCCTGTAGGTGTGTGGTTCGCAAGAAGGTTTACGATACCTAAAGACAAACTACTATGGCATGCTGTTGGAAGTAGCTCAGGCCGTATATCGTATGGATTCTACGTTTAACTATGACGACTGGATCTCTCAGCGCGGAAATGATCCTGTAAAGCTATCCATTAAGGATGATATGTCAGATGTTATATCGTTCGCCAATAAATATGATGACATAGCATTTTACTCTGATCCAAATCTCAACAATCGTCTCGCTGTTTGCGAGGGAATACCAGTAACGAACCTTGTAACGGTGTATCCGCTCGATTACATGATGTTTAATGATGAGCCGTTTGCAGGATGGAGAGATATAACGCCTAAGCGCGATGAGTCATGCTACTTCACACCTGATAGACTGCTAAAGTACAACAACTCAGGTAATAAGGTTGACTTTGACTATGATGGTGCGCTGTTTCTTCCATCATACATAACAAAAGAAGTGGCACAGATCATAAATGAGTTCATCGATGACTGTATATGTAACCGAAAGAAGGTAGCTATAAAGCCACATCCTGCGCTTGGGTTCGGCCTAGAGTTAATCAATACTGATAGCAAGTACGCTGTCGTATACAATGATGCTGACACAATAGATCTTGTTAGGAATGCAGTATTTGTATCTTCATATAACAGCAGTGTATGCCTGATCGCCATGATGATGGGTAAGCCTGTTAGTAGTCTAGCTAGGTTCTCGCTCTCCACAATTATTCCAATATTCAAGCCGTCAAGAATAGACAAAGATGATCTCGCTAAATTTCTGTACTGGTACAAAAACGTGTACAGCATTGATATACATCATCCGACAGATGATCGTGTAGCATTGAGAGTTGATGTTGCTAAATCATGTTGCTTCAATACCAATAAGATAATGGCACAAGAGGTTTTACTGCATGAGAGAGTTTAACTTTCCTTGGAAGCATTACACTGTAGATAATCAATTCTGTGATCAACTGTTCTCTATAATCAGATCGTATGCGCGCAATATAAAGCGATATGGAGATGAGCATATAACAATGCTGTCTGCGACTATAATCAATGGAGATGTGGTTGACAGAGTGGAGTCAATCAATGGTGATATATTCTCTACAGGGTTAATGAGCCTGATGAGCGCCGATGATATTAAGCTAATACATAGTCACTTTGCTGGTATTTGCGATGGCAAGAGTATGCAGATACAGCTTGTATGTACTTGGGGTGATTACGAGTACCCAAGGCATTTAGATAATAAATCAAAAGATATAACTGTATGCACATACATATATCCTGATGATGGTATAGGTACTAGGCTATATTTATCACAGAATGATGAGTTGCCTGCAAAGATTATTAGCTGGATTCCTAATACATCTATCATGTTTAGCAGGGAAGATAATGTAACTTGGCATGACTACATAGGGAGTGGTGATATGCGAGTTGTTCTTAATGTGAGCGCTTTATCAGATGGTTGATTATCCGATAAGGGTGTTTGTTGGTTGCGCACCTAATGGGATGGATGCTGAGTCTCAGATGGTTCTAGAGAGTAGCATGCGTAGGCGGTGTGATAAACCAATCGAGATAGTGTGGATGGCTCACTCTAGTGATCCAGATAGTTTTTGGCATGGATGGAATAGTAAATACTGGAAAACTCCATTCAGTGGGTTTAGGTGGGGTATACCTGAGTATTGCGGATACAAAGGGCAGGCAATATACATGGATAGCGACATGATCATCATGGATGACATTGATAAGCTATGGAGAGAGCCGTTTGATCAAGGCGCAGTGATTATGGTCGCTAGTGATTCTTTCGAGCGCAGAACATGCGTTGCCAAGTTCGACTGTAGAAAGATAAAAGGCATACTGCCACCTGTTGATGAGATTAAAGCTGATAAGCTTGGCCACTCTAAGTGCATAGGTAAGATATTTGATGATGGTGTTGTGCAATTTATCGACAAACGATGGAATAACTATGAAGGCATGGTAGTTGATATTAATGACAAATGCATAGTTCACTACACAAACATACAAACACAGCCACACCTGAAGTACGCGATACCTAGACTTGAAATGACTGGAATTAAACACTGGTTTGCAGGTAATGCAATTGATGGTGCGGAAGATATATCACGCCTATTTGATAGTGAATATGAAATAGCAATATATAATGGGTATGCCGTAGATCAATATAGTGACTTATCTAATGCAACATATTTTGATATAGTTGCACTAGATGACCGATTTGATGGTGCGGCATCTATAAATAAATAAAGGGGATAATAATGTCTGATACAAAAAATCCGATCAAGCTAATATGTTATACATCTAATCCTGCTGTTTACAGATATGCACGAATAGCAAATACAGGTGAATACAAGCCAGATTGGTGGAAGAACATCCCAGCAGTTGCGGAGAAGTCTGGATTGCTTAACAAGGTTAACATGAAACTTTGTAATGGATTCAATGATCTATTCAAAAAAGGATTTGTTATTCCGATGTGGAGTGACTGCGTTGTTAGAATAGGTGTAGAAGGCGATGTAGATTACGACTGGCAATATTCTGATCAAATGTCCGAAGCAGAGATACATCCTCAAGAGCAACGTGGAGAATACCTGCCAGAGACAAAATACTCGCACATAAAATTCCAAACTCCTTGGCTAATATTCTGCGAAGAGGATGTAGATTTCTTGTTAGCTCCTATTTCTTGGTTATCTGACCATCCAGAGGATTTTGTAATACCAACTGGAATACTTGAGTTTAAGTATAATCACGAGGCGAATACAAATGTGATGTTCCGAAGGAGAGCAGAAGAGCAGATGATTAAAATTGAGTATGGTGTTCCATTGACACAATTCATACCACTTTCAGATAGGCCGGTAGAGCTAGACGTAAGACTTGTTGATAGCATAAAGTTTGACTTAATGAAGGCTGAGAGTGCAAGGCTTTCTGAAACTGGGTGGCACTACAAGAAGGTAAAATCAAAGCATGACTCAGGATGCCCATTCGCCAAGTAGCTCTTGGCACTATAACTACGATGCATTGTTGGGTATAATTCCAGCAATGCATTATTCTTTAGAGGCACTGATATGCCATTAATTCCTTTACAGCTCCCTGCTGGCGTATACCGTAATGGTACTGATTTGCAGTCCACAGGTCGCTGGCGCGACTCTAACCTAGTCCGTTGGATTGGTAATGCCCTGAAGCCTGTTGGTGGGTGGTCAGCAAAGACTGACGCATCATCAGTAGTAACAGCCGCACCTCGCGCTATGCATGTATGGGTCGATAACACACTGAGCGCAAATACAGCTTTAGGAACAGCAAACGAGCTTGTATATGTTAATGCGTCAGGTACTGCGACAGATATCACTCCAACATCGTTTACGACTGGTAATGATGATGCTGTGGTAAATACTTCATACAGCGGATCTTACTACGGAACTAGCCTGTACGGCGTTAAGCGCCCATCTACAGGAGAGTTTCAGGAGGCTGATACATGGACTCTAGATAACTGGGGTTCGTACCTTGTCGGTTGTTGTACATCAGATGGCAAGCTATATGAGTGGACAGGTAACACAGCAAATCCTGCCGCACAGATTTCCAATTCGCCAGAGTCTTGTAAGGGTATTGTTGTTACTGAAGAGCGATTTATCTTCGCCCTACAGGCAGGTGGAAACCCACGTAAGATTGCTTGGTGTGATCGTGAAGACAACACTACATGGACTCCTGCGGCAACAAACGAAGCTGGTGATATGGAGCTTCAGACTTCAGGTGAAATCATCACAGCGGTGCGTATGCGTGGCCGTACACTTATCCTGACCAACACCGATGCTCACATTGCAACGTACCAAGGGCCTCCATACGTATATGGATTTGAGCGAGTAGGTACGGCATGTGGTGCTATCTCTCGACATTCAGCGGTGGCTGTTGATCAAGGCGCTTTCTGGTTCGGTAAAGAGTCGTTCTACATGTTCGATGGCTCTGTTGCACAGCAGATGGATTGTGATGTGGCAGACTATGTATTCGAGGATCTTAGTGAAAACCAAGCATCTAAGATCTTTGGTGTTCACAACTCTGAGTACGGCGAGATATGGTGGTTCTACCCATCGCAGTCATCTAAAGAAATTGATCGCTATGTTGTGTATAGCTACAAATACAATCACTGGCACTTCGGACAGTTATCGCGCACATGTGGATTTGATCAGGGTGTGTTCGCTGAACCGCACTGGGTTGATGCTGATGGTATCATCTATGAGCATGAGCGTCACAACGTTGCTCATGGCACATCGTTCCCATACGCTGAGTCAGGCCCTATAACGATAGGCAATGGCGATAATGTAATGTCTGTTAACCAGCTCATTCCAGATGAAGAGAGTCAGGGTGAGGTAGAGGTTTCATTTAAGACTAGATTTTATCCAAACGATACAGAGCGCACATACGGCCCATACCAAACATCAAACCCTACATCGGTTCGATTTACCGGTCGTCAGGTTCGTATGATGGTTCAGGCAACAGGCCACAAGGATTGGCGTGTAGGTAATATGCGAATCAATGCTGTTGCTGGTGGTAAGCGATGAGCCATACTCCTCCTCCACCAATTGGCCCAGCTTGGAACATATGGGGCGAGCGTCTTAACTCTTGGTTGGTTCGTGTGCACGACAAGCTATCATTCAAGACATCAAATCATACTGCGGCAGAAGATGGGGTTATGCTATGGGATGGTGCTAACTCTGAGCCTGTCGTTACGGTTGGTGGTGAGTTCATACCACTTGTTCTGAAAGACGGCCATGGTATTGCTTATAGCAATACATACATTACTGCGGCGGCGGCAAATACTGCCTATACAGTCGTGTTTGATGGTATACAGCTCAATACAGGTGTAACTCTTGGTACTCCTGCTAGCCGTCTTGTATTTGAGAAAGGCGGAACTTACTTACTCGCATTCTCAGTTCAGATCACATCATCTAACTCATCCCTGAAGGACTTATGGTTCTGGCCTCGCATTAACGGTACAGATGTTGATGGATCTACGATCAAGGTATCTATTGTTGATAACGGTGCTACTATCGTTATGAGTCGTTCTGCGTTATTTGACCTTACAGCAGGTGACTATCTTGAGGTTGCATGGGCTACCAGTGATACGGCAGTGACGCTAGAGTCAGCTCCAGCTACTGCATTTGCACCAGCAACTCCAAGCGTACTATTGAGTGTAACTAGGGTTCATCAGTGATCGGATTTGACGAGCTAAACCGCTGTCGTAAATGGATTGAAGATGCGCTTGAATACTCAGGTGATACCCATGATTTTGTACACATAGTTGACGGTTTGATCGAAGGTAAATTCCAGTTCTGGTCAAACGAAGAATGCTGTGTGATAACAGAAATAATAGACTACCCAAAGAAACGTGTGTGTCACATATTTCTTGCCGGTGGTAAACTAGAGCATATT